CGTGTTGCGCCTTACTCGTATGCGGCTCAATGATACGTTAGTCACACCCTCAACCGCTTGCATAGCATCAACAACGGCTTGTGTTGTGATCACTCCATTGAATGGTAAGTTGGCCATGTATGTATTCAATGCCGCTTCTACGTTCGTTTGTATGACTGCCGAATATTGACCGTTGTAGTAAATAGTAGCTTCAACCGCCATCTTATCGCTGTTTTCATTGATGATGCTAAACGCTATGCCTGCGGGGTTGAATGTTTCAACATACGACTGCAACTCGGCCAACTCGCCCGATGATACAGGAACGGGCGGGTCGTTCTTTGCGACCTTAATCAATACCGTGCGATTTGGCGCGGTTATTACTGCGCAACGTGTTAGTATTTGGTTTGCCGTATTAACCGTTGGGTATTCGATTACAAACGTGCTTGTGTTTAACTCCGCTACATCACCCGTTTGAAACTTCAACACCTTGTTACGTGTCCATTGCGGAGTGCTTGGTGCTGCGGTGCTTGCGATGGCCTCTAAATCCGACTTGAATAGGTCTTGCAACTGCTCAAAAATGGCTATGCACGATGCTACAATAAAGTAGTATAAATTCCATTTGGCCGTTTGACTTGTTGAGGTCAATGTTGACAATGTTGGGTCTGCGTTTTTCGCATCCAACATCTGTTGTTTGATTTGCTGTACGGTGCGTGCCATTAGCTGATTGCAGTTATAATTCCATTAACTACGGTAATGCTTGTTGGGTTGGTAAACGTACCACTCACACCGCCTTGTTTAACATAGGTTGCAACGGCATTCACATCAGTTAACGATGTAACTGCGTTTTGATTTACGATTACTTTCTCTGTTCCTGTTAGTGTTGTTGCCGCTGGTAGTTCGGATATTTTTTGCTCTGCCATTTTATTGTTGTATTATAAGTTGATAACCTTGTTCTGATAATAATTCGTAACCTAATTCACTTGCCAACACAACGGCATCGGGTATAACTCCCGTTCTTATGGTTGTATTGTCGAGTATCGGGTCATTGTTAGTGATGAGCGTTGCAACCAATGCTTCGGTTGTTGGTGCGCTGCTTGCCGAGTAGTCAAACCCTTGCATTGTGTAAGTGATGATGAACTCCTGTATATTCGTATGGTCTGCTGATTGCACTTCTGACCTACGCAGGAACTTACTATTATACGGTGTTGACCAACCGTGAACAAGTTGGTTTAGGTCTTGTTTCAGTTGCAATATGTCGGTGTCTTCGGTCTTGTAGCTTTCAAATCCCAAATGCAAAGCTATTGTCATCGTGCCTTGTTGCTGCCCTTGCAAATTCTCAATGTAATCAGCCGCAGGAAACTCGATAAAACAACACGGGTAGTTAAACGGAACGTTTACATCCTCGCGCTCAAATTGATTGTTCCATAGTGCAACATACTTCAATGATTGAAGTGTGCTTATACGTGCCTTTAATGCGTTATAGATTGCTAATTGCATTATGTAAATACCTTGTCTAATCGTTTAACTATTACCGCTTTTACTTTCTCGTTTAGGTTGTATGAGTCACCGATGAATTGTCGCTTGGGCATTTTAATAGAATATGCTCCTGTTGTATATTCTTTACCTTGAAACGTAACTTTTTTTGCTCTGCCCCTTGTAAATTTTCCATCTTTAAATCCTGCACTACCTCTGATGCTTCTTGTTATAGTTCCGCTTCCTTTTCTGCCACTAACATTAATTGTTTCTCCATCATTGTGAACCTTTGCATAAGGCAAATCAGTTGAAATCTTAACTGTTAACGCTGCTCTGTTTGCAGGGTTGCGGATAATGCTTCTGCGTAAATCTCCAGTCTTAACTAATATTGCCCTTCCTGCCTTAACGCTTCTTACCGTTCCTAATTCTGCTGCCGACTTCTTGCTGCCTCTACCTTTCCTTTCTGTTTTTTTTCTTTTTTCCCACTTCTCAACCGTTTTATCATCAAACCCCTGCTTTCTAAAATTCTCAACAAAAAAGTTTTTAGCCGTGTTGCCTATTTCAACCACGGCATTCTCCAACGCTTTACGCGCTTTCTTTTCTGCTCCTTTTAGATTGAATTTATTTTGCTTTGCCATAGTTTAAGATGATAACGGTGGTAAATTCCAATTCACTTTCGCATTCGCTTTATCCTCTTTCGCTATATCAAAGTACGGGTGCTTGTCCTTGCCTTTGGTCTTAAACACATACCCATCAATGCCCGCATTCATTCTAAACAATGGCGGTACATCATCGGGCGGTGTGAAACCGCTCATGTCCGTTAACGGTTCTTCATCCTCGGCTAACTGCGCAACGGTGCATCTACACCTCCAACCGTTTGGTGGATAATATTGCTTCCAAAATGGGTCGTTCACAGGTCTTACGATGTTGTCAAGTTGCTGATGCGTTGGCCTTACTCTGCCATCACCAACCGTTTGATACTTCAACAACGGCAACACATCCTTGTCTATTTCGATACGCTTCCAATCCGAGGCCATCCTTGCCGATGCTTTGGCGGTTTGGTATTCGGCTTGTAAATAGTCTTGATTGTATGTGCCAAATATCGGCTCTGCTGCCCGCTTAAATGCGTAAAAGTTTGACTTGTATTCATCAACAGCCAACAAGGCGGTCAATGCTCGTGTTTGCTGATACGTCTTCGCACCCGAAAACACATAAATATTATTCAACAAGTCGGCAGTCAACACCTCATCCACAACGGGTGCAAGGTCGATGCCATCCTTTAAATATTTCGCAGTTTTTAGGTAAATACCTTGCGGAAGTTGAGCAGGAGTTACGGCTCCTATCCATACATCGTTTGAAAACTGATTAAAATCATTCTCATTGAACGGTGTCGGTGGGTCAACTTCCTTGTCGATATTCACTATGTCGCAATACCCGCACATGTTATTTGTATAGGTTACGTAAACGGTTTTCAATCTTAATTACTTCTTCTTCTTCATCGGCTTCCTCCATTTCATCCTGTATTTCAACACCATATTTGTGTTCCAAATATTCATGCTCTAACTTGATACCCGCCTTTAAAAAGTCAACATCAATTTTCGCTTGTTCCGCTAACGGTAAACTTTCACTATCGTCATACTTAAATGTGCATCCTGTTAAGTCAAAACCGTTGCGTATCATCATTGGCACAAGTTGGTCTTCAATGATGAACTGCATTTTAAGCGTGTCTTGTTTTGCAATCATTTCAGCAACCGACTCGTGTACATTCGCACTGCCGCTGTATGACTTTTCATCAGTTGTGCCTGTTTGCCCTAATATTATTTTGCTGATTTCGCTGTTGCAACGCTCCACCATCTTATCAAACACCGCATAGGCATCGGTACGGCTTGCTTGCATCAACTCGATGTTATCGTTCAAGTCCAACACCGCCCACGAAGCCACACCCATATTACGCAGCATATTTTCCATATTTTTTCGGGTCAATTCATCCCTTACATCGGTTTTTCCAATCCTAATCGGTGAACCAAACACCTCTGCGAACTCTGCCCATGCTGCCATTGCGTTCTTTTTCCAAATAACGTAGGGTGCAAGGTACATTAATAACCCTAAATCTTTTTTCTCGCCAACACCAATACACCAGTTGTTGTATGGTGCTTCATCAAAGTGCTTGCCCTCTGTGACCGTTGCCGTGTTGGTGCGTACTAAACTAAATTCGGGCACTACATAAATGCGGGGTATTAGTTCGACTGATGTGTACTTGTCGTTAATTATTGCGCCAAATTGAACGCAGCTAAACCCCCAAAAAATACTATCTAACGCTAAACTTTGGAAGTCATAAAACCACTTTTGATTAAAGTAGGCGGTTTTGGTTTCATCCATTTCACCATCGGGACCACACACCATAAAACGCTTGCACAACACCTTTGACTTGCGCTGCAACATAGCCGATTGCACTTGGCCATCTAACACAATTTGTTGATAGGTCTGCATGAGCAGAAACCTGTTCGGGTACATCGGACTTTCAGCCGCTTGAACGGCAATGTTGAACTTGGTCGCATCTTGTCGAACACGTTGCAACTGCTGCTCGAAGTCAATCGTTTTGCGGATGTTAGCGCGTTCGGGTTGCGGTTTGTTAAAGTTAAATATATCGTTATACCATGCCATTACTTAAAGAAATTATCTTGTTTGTCAAGTGAGTTGCCGTAGCGGATTGAGTACCCGGTGCTATCGGTTGAGTTGATATTCAAAACCTCTGCCGTGTCCGTTCCGCTTGCCCATCTGTCGAGTTGGTCGAGTGCTTCACGGTTGCGTTCAATTCTTAACTCGGGAATGTTACGCGGGTTGATACGTGCGTGCAGGTTATACAAAGTCATGTCCATGGCTAACTCCACAAACATCGGGTATCGATTATCACCCGCAGTCCAATAGGTAGCGTTGGATGTCGGCAGGTTTATCATTTTTGCCCAATACGTTGTGTTGGTGAGCGGTTGATTAGTGCTTGGTGCAATAGCCGTGTAAACATAGCCGTTCGTGTCTGTAACGATGTCGCTTGTAGCGTATTCGGTCTTGTTATCCCAACGGTTGAAATCATTAACGTGTGTAATCACCTCGCCTGCTATCACTCTGTCACGTGTGCGGTAGTGTGTTGATGCTGAATAGGCAGTCATTGTGCCGAGTTCGATGTCAACCATGTAACGCTGCACTAACTTGGTGCGCATACGGCTGATGGCTTTAACCTCGCTATCGTACAAGTTTTGTGGGTTGTTCTCGGTGATTTGATTGAGGTCAACGGTTTGAATAATGCTTAAATAGTCGGAGGTTTTAAGAAATCGTGCCATGATGCGAAATAATAAAGAAAATTTCGATATGGTGGTAAAATGTAACTAAAATTATTTATGTTTGTGCCGAACAAACTAAACATACTAACTATGAAAGCAAAAGAATTAATGATAGGCAATTATGTCTATAAACTTGGCAAAATTCACAAGTTAACCGCATCGGATATTCA